ACCTCGAGCACCTCACAGATATCAGGGAAGATAATAACGTCTAAATTTGATAACATTAACCAGTTATTGTTTTTGACGATTGCGAATCATTGCCAGTATATCCTCGGCTTTCTGACTCTGTTGTGGCTTTGCGGCCGTAATAGTCGGTGCCGGGGCTGAATCAACCTCGAAAGGTGGATTTTCTGCTACTATTGCTGCTGGTGTACTTACTGGACGCAGAGGTGTCACCGTGGCTGCTGGTGCTGTTGCTGCTGGTGTAGCATCAACTTCTTCGTCTTTGACATTAACACCGTAGGGCTTGTAATACTGACCCCAGCGATCAACATCATATGCTTCACCATCCACGCTGGCCTCGAACATTTCCTTGAGAACGGCGAGTTCTTCTGCACCAGGACGCTTGGGTAGGAAGTCTGCTAGGTTAAACAAACCATGTTGGTCTATGGCGCTGCGTTCAAAGTCTGTGAGTGCAGACTCTTTACGACCCCAGCTACTAGTGCTGTAGTCAGCCCACTGTCCTTTAGTTGACTTCTTGATGTTGAAGTCCAGCCCACCCTGATAATCAGTGGGAAGGTTCTCTAGTTCTGGATCCATCAAACTGTCTTTAATCAGTTTGAAGATCTGTGGATTGATAACGAAGCGACGGATAGGATTCTCAGGCGCTTTATCTTCGCCCAGTGGATTGTCACGCACGAAACCCTGGAACAGATAGCTACGCTTCTTCCAGTATTTGTTAGCGGTTTCTTTTAGACTGTCGTCTTTGTACCAGTTACGTACTTCTGCCAGAATTGGACAGGCGTCGCCCCACATTTCAACGCAGGGTACCTGTACTACTACAGGTTTACTGTCAGGCTGGCCCTTGACACCGGCGAAGGGCAGACGAATAGTCTGACGTTCAATCCAGAAAAAACTGTTCTTGGGATCAGCGTCGGGTAGGAATCTGATTCTCGCTGTAGAGTTTTCAGGAATATTCCAGTGCGGGTATATTGTGTTGTCTGAGGATTGGTTGCTGCCGGATTTTTTTGTTTCTTGCGCCTGTAGTTTGGCGCGGATTTCTGCTAGTGATGTTGCCATTGTAATTCTCCTTGAGATGGTCTCTGTTAGTTTATAAGATACACCAAGCCCCTTGCAAGGTGTAACATAACTATTTATGCCGTCTTGATCGAGACATAAAAAAGTTTACTCTAGGAGTATACGCTCAGCAATCGCTGGAGTCAAGGTATTTGGTGATATTGCTTGACTATTTTCCAGAGATTGGTGAATTGCCACTGTCACCGGATTTTGATGCCTGTGACGATAGTTTAAATTTTGGATACCGTGGTGCTTGTCCACTTTCGAGGGCAGCATGAGCTATTAGGTCTCGAGCTCGTGATACTTCAGAACGAGCATTGAGATAATAGACGCCATTTAAATAAGTGCTGGAGATATCATTGTCAGCAAATAATCGACCATACCGACCACCGGAACTGACACCGGACTGTGCTACTGGTGCTGAGTCCAGAGAGTTCTCAATACCAGTGTCCTGATTTTCACGCACTGTGGCTGGACCAGTGTAACCAAATAATTCATTTAACAACGAACCCTTGGGCTCCTGTGATTCGCGTGGTACACAATTAGGAACTGTCTTACCATTTTTCTTTTTAGTCCCTACTGGCTTGTAACCTCGCCAACATGGATTTTCTGTTTTCAGACTTTCTTCCATCTCGTCTTTGCGACGACCAAATGTATCGTGTACTAACTTGTCCAATTTAGCGTGGAACTTTGTTTCTTGTTTTTTACTGATACCCTGGTCGCCTTTCGCCAGACCTTGTCTTTTCAATAGTTCTACACTGTGTAGATTTGTTGATGGTATGGTATGAACATCACCATTATCTAACTTTACCTTTAATCGTTTGTCGTCAATCTTATCAACTATACCAGTTGCCTTTTGTGGTAATTTGAATTCAATTTTGTCACCAACTTTAAATCTTGTTAGAATTGTTGATGGTATGGTATAAACATCACCATTATCTATCTTTACATATAATCGTTTGTCGTCAATCTTATCAACTATTCCATCTACATCTTTTAATAATTGGAATTTAATTTTGTCACCGACTTTAAATCTTGTCAAGCCTTCCGCCAGACCTTGTGACATTACCCAACCGTCATTGATTCTACTATCAAATTCGCCAACTTCCTCACTGTCTTCAGTCATATCTTTGGGTTTGTATCCAAATACTTTATTAACATACTCTAATACTTGATCTGCACTGTCAATAGTAATAGGATCCGTGCCTCTGGACAATACATCAAAGTCTCTAGCATAACGACCCAAAGCCCAACCAAACGATCCAGGTTTGTTTGGATCATATGCTATTCTTAATGACTCATTACCGCGATTATATTCTGCAAAGTTTTCTGATCCTTCAAAACTAAATCCAAACGATTTTAATGTTCTAAGCAGATAATTTACAAGTTGTGTCCAACTTATACCTCGATCTCCGCCATCGCTGGGTGCAAATTCATTTAAATTCGTTTTACTATCCAAGGTAGCACTGCGGTGCTCTTTAACTGATCCTACATTGTTTATGAGTAGTCTCGCACCTTGATAATGTACCTCAATGTCATAGAAATTGATACCATTGGCTTTAAGTTTATTGGTAATAAATTCATATGCTTGATCTACTTGTTGCCTAGTGTTGCCCTTGAACATTCCGGTTAAGTCAAAGTCTTTTACTTCTCCGGCAATAACAACCCTAGCAATTAATTTATTAGGATCAGGTTTTTCGTCTGCGTGTGCCTGACTACCCAGGGCCATACCTGCCGCAGTTGCACCTACACCTCGGAGAAAGTTTCTACGACCGGGATTGTCAGGATTTTGATATTCATTTATACTAAGTTGCTCTTTAATTCTTTGTTGGATAGTTGGTAGTTTATTGATTTTAACAGTTTGCTTATCTAACGATCCTACGTATGCTTCCTCAATATCAATGATATTTTCCTTTAACGGATCCAGATCATATTCTTGACGCAATTCGTTTCTTAATTTTTTAAATTCATCATAATCTATGTCACCGTCTTCTTCGCGGCGCTGTAACTTACTGAGTTTTTTATAGTAGTCGGGGTCAGGTAGGCCAGACTTTTTTCTTTTTTTCTGATGATCACGGTGAGCCTGAGATTCATCATCATCGTCGTCATGATCTTCGGCGAGATCGTCTTCGGAATCTGCCGGCAGGACACGCGGCATATCCTGAAATTCTCCCAGTACCTCGCCGGCCCAGGAATTAAAATCTTGTTCCATCTGTGTACGATGTTTCTGATAGGCTCTGGCAACTATAGGTAACGAGTCCATTAATCTTTCATCAAATACACGACGTTCAAATCTTCCACGCAGTTCCTGGAGATCGATGTCGTCGGTTAAAATATTTTCGCCGGGTCGCCAGTTCTCTAGATAATTTTCGTAACCACGCTGACCCTTGAGCCTGTGTAGATCACGATGTAATCCACCGTAGTAGTTAATGGCTGCTTCAACCATGGAATTAGTTTCAACATCTTCAAAAGTTCTGCCGCGCATATTGCGTACAAACTTTCTTAGATTGTGCATCTCGGTGATCATGGAGGTAATATGTTCACTGAATTCGTCGTGCATATTGCCGCCGTTTTTAATATGACGAGCAAAGGCACGAGCTTCACTGACAGTAGTGCCCTCGGGTAGTCTAAATCTTTCACCCAGCTGATTTTCTACATAGATCGAAGAAATATTTCTACTGCGAGCACCGAGAATGTCTTCCTGAACTCTATCACTGTGGCGTACAACAATACGTACCGGGCCAATGTTTTCATAACTACTACGCGAAGTGCCGTACATACGACCTTCCTTGACAATATCATTGCCCTGTATCACATCGTCGTCTTGTCGTATGTGGTGCAGGTCTCGAAGCTCTAGACCGGCTTTGTTGATGTCACGTACATCATAACTGAATAATCTGCGCTTGGCAAAACGTCTTAGTCCACGTAGGAACTTGTACCAGACCTGTTTAACATCATCGGGCATTTTGCTGTCTAGACTTCGATCATAATAGACCAGGAGACTCTGATCTTCATTGACATTAATGGTCACGACACTGTATTTTATACCGTCGACGTCGAAGTCAAAGTTAAAAAATCTAGCTTTTTCGGGATCAACAGTTTTCTTAGCTCGCTCAGTGCCGAGACTTACTCGCTGAAATCTGCTACGAATCTTGTTAAATAAATCACGGGCTACTGAATCAGTGTCTATCATGGTATCATTCTTTAAACAATTATTATGTATTTAGTTAAATCATAACGAACGGCAGCGGCATCATGAGCTCAGTGTCGCTATCACGCATCTTGGAGTCCAGCATAGGGTCATATTCTCTGAGATGCTCCATCATACGCACTACCAACAGCAGTGCCATGACTAGGTCATCGCGCTCGCCCTGCTTAGCAGCAAAACTACCGCCGTGCGCTATAAACGTCTTGAGCTCGCTGATTAAATTTTTACTGCTTATGTGTAATTTTCTAGTTTCTACAAGATTCTTTAAGATACTACAGGCCGCGAGCTTGCTTTTATTTGTGGTGTTAAATCCTCGCCGAGCTCGTCCATGACGAACATCACGACTAGCACTGAGGAATACACCGTTGATATTTTCCTCGCCATAGTTACTGATAGCAATTAATGCAGCCTCGCCCAGCGTATTGTTTTCTAAACTGTAGTATACATTGTTGGGGTCACGAGTTTCTTCTGCTATGTATTTTGTAATGTCTGCTAATACACGAACCTGATCCGACACAGGAGTTTTGTTGTGTTGCCACTCTGCAACCTGTAACATACTAGGCAACTCTACTACCTGTATAGCAGCAGGATCTCCACCGGTGCCTAGGCTGGGATCTAGACCCACTACATAGATATTACCTGGCTCGGGTCGTTTATACCAGCGTATCTGTCCCTGCTTAAACGAAGGTTCTATACCTACTAACTCTACTAACTTCAGCGAGTTAATCAACGTTTCTTCAAATATGATGAATTCGCAATCCATCTCTCTTCTAAAACGCTCATCGCCCAACTGCTCACGCATCTGCGCCGCCCAGTCATCATCTCTGTCAGGGTGATCACGCCAGTAACTTCTAAAGGCTTTAAATCCATTAATGCCCAGCGGAGTCTCGTTGCCATAGGCATCCACAGTCTTGTTTGCTTGTCTCCAGATAGTAGCGAACTGATCTTCATCGCTGTTAGGAGTAGATGTAATAATACACTTACCACCTGTTGCTAGTGTAGGACTAATCGAAGTCCAGAATTCTGTAGCAATGCTGGGTCTGACGAAAGCAAATTCGTCACAATACAATAGCGAAATACTCATACCTCGACCAGTGTTTTCTGTAGTAGTAGCACTGACTATTCTACTGCCGTTGTCAAAGTCTATGCTGCCTTTGTTGTAACTGGTAGCACCAGCACGTATGTAATCAGGAACACACTCATAGGCAAATCGTATACGCTGCATGATTTCCTGAGAACCTGTATACTTGTGCGCTGCTATTAAAATGGTGGAATCTGGAACAAACATCGCATACCATAATAAATACCCGGCTGCTGTAGTAGATTTGCCGGTTTGTCTAGGCATCAGACTAATGCTATATCTATAATTGTGGTAAGTATCGACTAAATCTTCCTGATAAGAATATGGTTTATACAACATTCTGCCCCTGGTAGGATGCTGTATGTAAAAATAATTACTGAGGAAATATTTGGGGCCAGTAACTGGGTCAGCACATCGTGTAAACTCAATTATCTCCTCCTGGGACCATAATTGTATCTGATGTGGGGTCTTGACTAAGTTAATGGTTGTTGGTTTTGTCATTTAATTACTCAAACATATTGACTTTGGCTGCTGATTTTGTTAGACTACCGCAGGCAGCACTATCTTTATTTATTGAGGACTTTAACGGTGGACACCCTTTTATTGAATTCGGACTACAACCCAATCAGCGTACTGCCTTTGAGCGTAATTAGCTGGCAACACGCTGTTAAACTTTACTTCCTGGATCGCATTACTATTCTCGAGGAATACGATGACTGGGAAATTCGCAGCGAGCACTTGACTATGCGAGTGCCCAGCGTCTGTGTGACACGCGAATACATGAAGTTTAAAAAGTCCGCAAAGTATAGCCGCAGTAATCTATATCTGCGTGATCTATTCCAGTGTCAATATTGTGGAGATACGTTTACCTATGCTGATCTAACTATAGATCATGTCGTCCCACGTAGCGAGGGTGGTAAAACTAACTGGGAGAATACTGTTGCTGCTTGTAGACCCTGCAATCACAGCAAAGGTAGCCGCAGAATTAAACCACTGCGTGAACCCTACCAACCTAATACTCACCAACTACAGAAAAGTTGGCGGGCACGACCTGTACATGTTCGTCACCCAAGTTGGTATCAGTATCTGGGGATTACTCCTTATCAGCAGGACCAATAG